CTCATTATTACCGCCGAGCGTATTGCTATGGAGCGGCAATTAGGTATTATCATTATGCAAAGGGAAGTTACGGAGGCTTATAGAAAGCCGTGCTGCGGTCAATATAACTATTGCGGGTACGCTTTGCAAAATGTACCTGTTGGTGGCGATGTCGTGATAAAAGATTTGTCAGGTAATACGGTGGAGTTTGACAATATTGGAACGGATGAATATCCTGTGTTTAAATTTACCTATAGCACTAACCTAACGTTTACAGCGGGTTACGATGAAGTGCCAGAGGATTTAAAATTAGCCTTAAAGCTACGTGTAGCTACTGCATACATGCAAAGGGAAAACTTTAGCACAGAGAGTATTAACAAAGTGCCTAATAACTCAAACGAATTAATGAAAACCTATAACCGCAATCCGTTCTAATGTTAAGATCCGGCGCGTTAAATAGCAGAATAAAGTTTGTCACTTACGCACAAGTAAGTGACGGGGCTGGGGGGTCTATACCATCCGCTCCAGTTGTTCTATTGGAAACAAACGCTAATGTAACGCCGCTCAAGCAGGATAGAACAGTTGAAGGCAATCAGCAAATACTGAAAGGTGGCTATTCCATATTGACCAGATACAGGCGAGATTTCACGCCTCTAAAAACGATGGATATAAAGTACAAGGATGTGTTGATTACTATATCATCTATTCAACAATCGATGGAGGATAGGCAGATGTGGTTAATAATTGGATTGGTGAAATAATGGATGGCGCGGCAGAACTTATACGACGGTTGCGAGGTTTAGGCAATTTAGGTAAAGATATTGTTGAAGAGATTGAATCCACTGCCACTGATATTGAAGTCGGGGCATATAGAGATGCGCCAGTCGAAATTGGGCAAAAAATACAAAAGGTAGCGTCTATTGGCGGCTTACAAATGCAAATACAAGTAAACGCTGGAAATATGGGTGCTTATGTTGAGTTTGGAACAGGTCAAAGTGCTGCAGCATTAGTACCAACTTTGCCAAAAGAGTTTCAGGATATTGCTCGAACGTTTTATATTAATGGGCAAGGTAGGTTAATTGCTAAGCCTTACTTTTACCCTAATTGGGCGAGATACACAAACGGATTTGAGGGCAGGTTATTAAAAATAGTACAGGATGCAGCAAACGGGAGAAGAACGTAAATGAGAGACGCACAAACCGAGTTAAGAATAAAATACATAGCCTTGCTAACTGGCATACAGATAGACAGCGTTAATGTGCCTATTTATTCAGATGAGGTTAACGATACTGTTGCGCCTTACACCCGCCAAAGCCCACCGCCTGTTTACATTATCTTATCCAACCAAACAAGCACAGACGAAAGCGTTAAATGTCACTTTGCAGGTCGCTATTCGATGCAGGTCGATAGCTACACAACTTACCCGGCTTACAATGGGTCTTTTCTTAAATCGGAAATATTGAATAACATCGTTAAGCAAAGAATACTTACCACAACATCCGGTAATTTCCCACTTACTACATTTGTTTGCACTCGGTCCCGAATAGATCTGACACGTAATTTATCAGAAAAAACAAAAGAGCAAAATATATACAGAACAATTACTATATTTAACCATTCAATACAAGAAATTTAAAAATCATGGCAAATACACCAATTAACGGTACGCTTTACCTTGTTAGGACTGCTACAGGCACAGCAAACGCCTTCGAAACATTAGTGTGTCTAACCTCAAACGGTTGGCAAGCATCTGGTGATGACATAGACACATCTTCTAAATGTGATGGTTTGTGGACTACTACGCAGCCAGGGCGAAAAGGGTGGACAATAACAGGCGAAGGTAATTCAATAGCAGGTACACCTGATGCTGGTACAGCCTCTTTTAATAAGATGTTTTCTTTATGGAAAGCTGGAACCGTATTTGCGGCAGAGTTCTATAATACAGAAGATGAAGATGATATAATTCGCGGAAACGTTAGGATTACATCATTGGAGAAAACCGCGCCTGATAATGCAGCTACAACTTTCTCAATTACATTCACAGGTCAGGGCGAACCATTTAATACGCCAGTTGCTTAATGAATAACTACGCAGAAATAACGATTAATGGCAAAAAGGTTGGGTTAACTTTTGGCATGATTGCGTCTGAAGAGTTTTTAAGGCTGCAATTAAGCCGCAAGGCTGACGATGTATCAAAGGGCAATAACTTACTTATGATATGCGATGCGATGTATGCAGGGGCTTATAATGAAGCCATGTTAAGTCGTGTGCCATCGCCTGAATATCGCGATATTGTCATAGGGGTTGAAGATTTGTTTTCGAGCGAAGATGTAAAAGACATAGCCGAGTTAAACAAAGCTTGTGAAATATGGAAAGAAAGCCGGTTTGGTAAAAGCCTCGATAAAATTAGCGATGGTTTAAAAAAAAAGGAACAAGAAGAAAGCAACCCGCAGCCGACTGGGGCAAAGTTAGAGAGTTCGCATATGGGAAGTTAGGGTTAAAACCCTTAGAGTACGCTTATATATCGCCTTATGACTTTGAATTAATGTGTGCCGGTTATTTGTCTAAAGCAGCTGAAGATGATAAAAAACAAACCTTACACACCAGGCAAATATGTTGGATAATATACCAGGCTAATGCAGATCCTAAAAAGGCGGTAAAAAGCATTGATGATTTTTGGCAAATTGGAGATAAGCCAAAGCCTAAAGTTAAACGCCAAACAAAAGCAGAAAAAGAAAAAATACAGCGGACGTTAGATCGCATAAACCAAATAAATAATGGCTGACGTAACCTTAACCGCAGTCCTAAGGGGCAACATTGATAATCTAAACTCTTCTATGAGTTCTGCCGTCCGTACCGTAACGGATGCTTCAAGACAGATTGACACACAAGCTACAAACGCAACACGAGCCATACAAGGCATTAACCCCGCTTCAAGGGGCGCGGCATTCGCGCTTACTAATTTTGGACGTGTTGCGCAGGATGCAGCATATGGCCCACAAGCTATTGCGAATAACTTAAACCCACTTATTGAGGGCTTCCAAGTTGCACAGCGTGAAGCAAGAGAAACCGGAACAAGCTTAACAAGGAATTTATTAGGTGTACTTACGGGAGCGGGTGGTATTGGGGTAGCCATATCACTTGTAACGGCTGCAATTGGCTTTGCATCTGTAGGCTTAACCTTCTGGAAGGGTCGGCACAAAGAAAGTAAAGAGGCTATTGATGAGCATAGCAAAGCGTTAGCAACCTTCATAAATACCGCGTCAAAAGAAACGGCTACACTAAGCACGTTATACACAGCAACCCAAAATCAAACGCTATCTATTAAGGATCGTAAACAGGCGGTTGACGAATTACAATCACAATACCCTGCTTATTTTAAAAACCTTAGCGATGAGGCTATATTGGCGGGTAAAGCGTCATCTGCATACGAGAGTTTAACACAGGCTATATTAGGAAAGGCAGCTGTTTCGGCAGCGCAAGAGCAATTACAAACAGTTTTAAAGCCTTTGGTTGAACGGGCTATAAAACAAGCTGCTTTTGTTGCTGCTAACCCGGGTGCTGATGCAAGTGGAAGGGATGTTAGAAAAATAATAAAGAACATTCAAAAAGAAGCCGAAAAGCCTGGTAACGGATTAATATTACCCATTGAGAGTTTTTTGGTTAAAGGAAACTTAGCAAGACAAGATAACACAGCACCCATAAAAGCGGAGGCTGCAAAACAGTACGATGTAACCGAGCAAATAAGAACAGATCAAGAAAAGCAAGTAAAGAAATGGCAAGATACCATACAACAACTGTTAAAACAGTTTGGTACGGGGATAATAACAAGTGCTGGCGGGGCATTAGCTAAACCAATAGAGGGATTCGCAATATTAGAGGCTGAAATATCTAAACTAACGAAGTCTTTAGAAAATGCCATATTAAAAGGTGATATGACCGCTGCCCATCAATTGGCTATACAATTAACAACGGTACAACAACGGTTAAAAGAAGTTCAGCAACAATTTCTAAACCTGTTAACAATGGGTCAAAGGATGCCTGACTTAACACGTGTTGGCGGTGGTGTATCTTCAGGCGGCGCATTGGGTACGGATCCAGCCACGTTACAGGGCATGCAAAATGCTATTGATGTATTGGAGAAGTACAGGCAAAAGCAGGTTGAGGTAAGATTAGGACAGGATGAAAAAGCAAAGGCTGATGAGCGTGAAAAGAATAACTTGCAAGCGATTACTGGACTTATAGGGGGCGGTTTAACACAAGCGTTTGAAAGCGCATTAACAGGGACACAAAGTTTCGTTTCGGCAATGGGACAATTTTTAACACAATTAATTAGTCGATTGGTTGCTGCTGCTCTCGCTGCTGCTGCTTTGTCTGCTTTGCTATCATTTACAGGATTGGGGGGATTACTGGGTATATCTTCAGCAAAAAGCGGCTTCGGTAATATATTCAAAGGCTTATCTGGCTTAAACTTTATGGCGCAGGGCGGTGTGGTTACAGGGCCTACTTTAGCAATGATTGGAGAGGGTAGAGATAGTGAGGCGGTTATACCTTTACCTAAACTTGATGGGATGTTAAGCAGCGCAAGGAGCGAAGGAGGCGGTAAATTAGAAGCGAGGTTAGAGGGGTCTACTTTGGTGCTTTGGAACAACAGATCTAACAAACAAAACGGGAGAACATCGTAATGGCACTTAGCACCCTATACAGCTTTTTCCAATTCGGGCAGATAAACACCGTTTCATACGACACAACAAACCCAACCTACATAACAAGTAATAGTTATCCTGCAATATCCGGCCCCGCTAAACCATCGGACGGCGTTCAAGTTGGCGCTCCTTATTGCGGCGGTACAACAAAGTATATTTATCGAGTACAAACAGCATACCCGTATGCTTATTACGAGGCTTTTCCAAACTCTACATATTGCGGTTACGTTGCGCCAACATGTGATATAACAGAGATAAATTTTGAGGTAACGGATCAAACTGCTGACGGTGCAAATGATGGAACGGTTAACCTGTTTGTTACAAGCAGTTTTGCGCCAATAATTTACTATCTGTTCAATAATGATTTATCTATCAACCTAAGTAACTCAACGGGATACTTCGACAATTTACCACCAGATGATTACATTATCCGGGCGCAGGATGCAAACGGGTGTGACGTAACGAAAACTGCTACTGTATCCGCGTTTGACGATGCAACATTAACCCATTGGAAATATAAATTAGACTTTGAAACGATAGATAAGCCCGGATTGGTTAAGCTGTCATGGCAGGTACGTTTATATGATATGCGTAACAACTATGACAATACGCAATACCCTAAAGACGTAAAAGGAACGGATAAGCCGCTAATGCTAAAACAGCAGGATAGCGCAGAGGATAAAACCACGACAATTATTAGCAGGTCTGTTGATATAGCGTTGTTATACGATGGTGTATCATTCACTACTGATGAGTTCACTAAAGCACCCGAAAAGCAATGGAAGGTTGAAATATGGGCAAACGGCTCGGTTGATTTTATCGGATGGATGCTTCCAGATGAAACACAAGATTACTATCAAGATCCAAATTATCCATTTACCTTAACCGCAACCGACGGATTACCTTCATTAAAAGGTAATCTTTGGGGCGATGGATCGGGCGGTAATGGTTATACATCGGATCAAGTGCCTCAATACGCCTTATTGCAATGGTGCGAATTACTTAAGCAATGCTTAGATCAATTAGGCTATGATTACGGGCGTATAACGATACTTTCTTCTTTGCGATATAACAACTCATACAATAGCGATTTATGGTCTAAGATAGCCACATGGAGCGATTTAATGTATGGTACTGATGGTGTGCCTAATTCAACTTATGAGTGCCTGGAATTATTGGTCAAGGGCATGGGATTGTCTATTATTCAGCACAAAGGTAAATTCGTGTTTCTTAACTGGAACGACCTGTATTACTATGGAAAGTCACTAAACGCATTAGAGTTTGAGCGCGCGTTTTACACAGTAGATCTGCAAACAGGTACAACTACCGGCAGTGGATCAACTGTTGACCATCCCGTTTATCAATCAATTGGTTTCGATCAGCCATTTCTACCAATGGGTACACAGCCTTTAAATTATGATAAGGCATATAACATTAAAGGTAATGTAGATTTTAATATATTGGCCTTGTTATATCCTAACCCATCGTTTGAGATTAACTCGGTTGAGGGAGTGTTGCCTGAAGGATGGGAACAGTTTACCCCAAATTCAGCGTTTTTGCATAATGACATTACCGCGTATGACGGGGATTGGGAATTAAGGGTGCAAGGTTACTCAACTTTTGAGGATGCTTTTTACAATCAAATACAAAACGGCACTATACAAACAGGTGTAAATACCAATAATGTAAGCAGCCCTCAATATGTTCAATTTGAAGATGGATGGCAAATTGACCAACCTAATAAATTACTTAAACTATCATTTGTTTGGAGACCTTTAAAGTATTCTGATGATTTTAACGCAGCCCCGGTGGTTGGTTTATTATTCATTGGGCAAAGCGGAACAAGGTGGGCTTTTCATATAGAAGAGCAGAAGTGGCTTGCGGGTAATCAATCGCTTGCATATTCTTTCCCTATAGGTAGCACCAGGATTACAGACTATAACGCGTGGAATAGTTTTAGTGTGTCTACAAACGCTTTCCCAGAAGATTTCGGGCGGGTTTATGTTCAGTTTTATGGACCTGTTCCCGTTGGAGAGGATGGTTATGAAGATCAAAATAGTACCATTAAAACAATTGATTTTGATAATTTTGAAGTATCTCTTGCTGATGGGAACGAAGCCTACTCTAAACAGACAGGTGAAAGCCACATAACAACAATTGTTACTAACCCACAAGCCAATCAAAAAGAAGTGCCGTTAAGGCTATTTACATATCCACAAAATAAGCGGATAGCAGGCAACTTGTTTACACAAACCCCTTATGAAGATGGAGTGGTGGCTAACCTTTGGAACTATTCGCTTAAGTCATTAGACCCATTAGATAGGCTACCTGCAACCATTACAAGGGCTATAGCGCGTAATTATGCACGTCCTATGCAAATATTCGAGGGAGATATAATATGCGCTTACGTGGCTTATTATGGGGTATTTGCTTTGCGGTTTTATCCTAATGACATATTCAGGGCTTTTAATATATCATTGGATGCCCGCAATGCAATAGCATCGGTTACCATTGTTGAGATAGATGATAGTGACGCGCAATTTACCTACAAATACGTAGCTAAATTTGAAAAGAGTTCGAGAAAGAATATAAATAGTTAGTATATTGCGAACGTACTCCAAAGTAACTCAGTTGGTAGAGTGTCAGATTGAAGATCTGATGGTCAATGGTTCGAATCCATTCTTTGGAACTGGGTAGGTTCGAGTCCTACAATAGCCGTGAGCGGTGGTAGTCCACGTTGTCGAAATAACCAAAGGTCAATAGTACCGGCTAAGCGCAATATTCATTAATTGGGTGTTGCGCTTTTTTATGTTATTTTATTTATATTTACCCTCATAATGGCAAAAAGGATTATAACAGGTAATGAATTAATATTTTATATACAGCTATCTGTTGGTTACCGTTCTATTTGCCACTCAAAAGATACCAAACTAAGCACATCGGCCGACCTACTGGAGACTACTACAAAGGATAACGGGAAAGGTAAGCGGTATGAATACGGAGGTAAAACATCCACTACGTTAACTGTAAATGCGTTAACAAATACGATAGACGATGCTAACTTTTCGGAGGTGCAGGATATTATATTGCAAACGAGGAAGCTGCCGTTTCTGTTTACCGATAACAATAATATACAATGGTCTGGAACTGTATTGCTTACCACTTTCGATTTAGATAGCCCTGATAACGCAGTAAGCTCATTTAACGGAACGTTTGTTGTTGACGGTGATTTAGTAAAGGCCTTTGACCCCGACGCTCCATTACCTCCAGCGGGTAGTACCGTGCAAATTCTTGACCAATTCGGCAACATACTGGCAGTCATAAATGCACTAGGTACATATTCAGTAGTTCAATTTGATACATTAGACCAGCGTGGATGGGAAAACCCTGACATGATAATTACCTCACAAGATGCCTTTAGTAGCTAACGTAACAATATTAGAGAATGTTCACACAACGGCAGAGTGGATTGCAATACCTACTTTATTGCCGGATAGGGTTATGGGGCATGAAACAGATGGCTCGGGTAACTTTATAGGCACCAAAATAGGCAACGGGGTTGATGTATGGATTGACTTACCTTATTTGTATGGAGGCATACCTCTTGAAAAAGAGGTGATTGATTTACCAGCAGGGTCAAGCATCCCGTTTATTTACGATATGTCAACATCTGCCCTAAATAAGGGGTTTATAGCCGTGTCTGAAATGATAGATCCTGTTGACGATGCTAATGCAACCATTATAAACGATATTATAATCACTAAAAACTATACCAATTCATCCCGTACAGTTATAACAAGCTTATCTATACAAGGGCATCCCGGCGATACAGGCACCTTGGATGATGTTGTTATTACTCTTTATCCAGTTTAGTTAGACGCTGCCAGGGTTACGCTTTATTCATAAGCTAATCTGTAGTCATAAACCATAAAAACAAACTAACCATTCCTATTGTACCAGGCAATTCTATGTCATGTCCTGTGACTTTTTTATAAATAGAAATTAGCAGTATAAAAGCTATTGCCATAAATATTAACTTACTGAAGTTGTGTATTACTTTTTTCATATCAATTGTAATCTATTAATCTTACCTGTTCGTTTATAAAGCCCATCGCCGGTTCTTGTGTCCCATAACGATGCAAGAAAAGCCGCCTTTCTTATTCGAAAAGCCCCTATACCCTCCCTCTCCTTCATGTATTTCTCGTGTTTAGTGGGCATAGCAATATATTAATACCCACAAAATAAGCGATGCTGCTAATGCAAACCAAATTAAAGGAAGTATTCCAGATTGATCTTTTATAGACCTAAAAAATGGATGTTTGCAATTAACGCAACTGCAATAATCATCTTTTCTGGATAATGTTAATTTCTGTTTGCAATCTTCGCACAATACAGGTCGGCCAATGCCATCTACTACTCTTACCATGTTATTTAATTTTTCAATACACCAAACACACAACCACCCATGCGATTAGGATGGCGATGTAGAGAGGGCGGGGGTTAAAGTATCTCGGTTTTAGTTCTAACATCTTGCAGCAAGCCAGTAAACCTACCTGTTAAATAATCGGTGTACATTTTTCTGGTAATGTCAAACCATCCTTTACGACCATCTGATGTGTCATACAGCCCTTGATAAGTTATTACAGTTTCCATATCTTTCTATTTCTCCTTTAGTGGTGGGTGGTTAAATTCTACCAAGTGACCTAAAATAGCAATAGTACCAACTATTATATTTATTACCATAGCTGTATCTGCTTCAATCTTATGCCTATTGTACAAAAGAACCAATATTGCGCATACTATTACCTGAATGGCTATGATAACCGCGTTATACTTTTTCATCTTACTTATTATTTAGTGTTATAAAACCTGTTTATAATCAAATATCAACCTTTCGGCAACGCTCATATGCCACCTGTAAAGGATAGTTGTTATTGATTCGTAACGTAACAGGTTGCGCGTGTCCTTAGCATGGTAAGCAGCTTTAAACATCAATTCAGATTTGTTTAGCAATCTGTTTATCCTTGCAAATCGGATCTGTAGTTTGATAATATCCAAAGTTATAGATTTTTCTTTCTCCCATCCGGCGGCAGAATGATATGGGGGGAAACCTTGTTGTGTTGTTCCCCAGTAATCGGGTTGTAGGTTAGTTTTCATTTGGCGTAATTATAAAAGTATTATATGAAGTTACCTTAGCCGACAATGGCAATTGTAGCTCGTTAATTCTACGCCTTGCATCATCGCAAGCATCGTGTGGTTTCTTTGTGTTATAGCGGATAAATCCATCCTCTAAACTCATGGTGGCAAAACTGTTAAAGCCTTTGTAGAATGTGGTTAAGTGGTGCATGGTGTTATCCTTTCTATGTTTAAAGAAATGTTATTAAGTAAGTTTTCTAATTCCATAACTCTGGAATTAAGGTGATGCAAATAGTTTGAAACCTTTTCTTTATCTGCCGGATCAAGTCTGTTTAATAAAGTATGTATTTCTAATAATTGCTCAAACGTTAATGTGGTTTTCATTTCTCAACCCTCCTTACTGCCACCTGCGCCAATCTCGGATAGTAAGCACCATCAGCACGGTAAGCGGTGTAGAATACTTGCCTGCCTGTTTGTGGCACTACGCCGGTTATCTGGTAACTTGTGTTATGGATCCGAACGGTATCGCCTGAAGAAAACTTAGGATGATCTATAGCGCAAGAGGTTAGGAATAGGAGGGATATGGGGATTAGTAGCTTTTTCATGGTTAGTTAAGTTTAGTTATTGAGCTGTTTCCGTAAATAACAGTTTCATCTTGACGCTTAGCCTCTGTTAGATCTTTCTTCAATTGAGTGCCTATAAATTTAGCGCAAGGGTCACTTAACGACAGATAGTAGGCTATTTTATCGATTCTAATTATGGTATGGGTATCTGTTATAATATCGCCTACTTTGTATGGGTTATTAGCGTCAACATGCTGTTTGATAACTAAAACCTTAGCTGCCTCTGCATTTTGGTTTATCTCCCGCAATGCCGCATTATACTCATCTCTTGTTTTCATTTTATATAGTTGGTTAAAAGTTCGGTGATTACTTGTTGTTGGATGTAAAGGTACATGTATATTTTAATATACCAAATGTTTTTTATAATTATTTTAAAATAGTTTCAATCTGTTTAATTTCAGTATCTGTAAATCGCCTGTTTTGGTTGTTATACAGCTTATTGTGAAACTTACTAATAGCCACTCGCTCTGTCATTTTAGGGTACAATTGTTTTGCTACCCATGCCTGGACGTACTTGCCGTCTTTGATCTGTTGTATTTTATCCATTATCTTCTCCCTCCCGGTATCATTGATGAACCCTCGGTGCTTATAGGTTGTTTATCTATTTCGTCTTGCACCAACTCATTAAACGATCTTTTATTCAATTTACTTTTAATTAATTCAGTTTCCATTTGTTTTATTTTCTGATATTGCGCGCCGTGAATAACACCTATCACCCATCCACAACAGAATGCAATTATCCCTACTAATATAAATTCAATCATAATCCGGGGTATTTTAGGTATTTAAGGGTTGCGAGATATGCTACAGTTGACCACGCGCCTATTAAATAAGGCCATATACCGATTGACGCTAAAATTACAGTTGTAACTAACTGTACCGAGAATGCTATTAAAATCTTCCTCATATGTTTGTTATGTTTCTTACGTTAAGTAAATATTTGTTTTGAAAATCATAATCATCCAACTGAACGAGATATGTATTCATGTCAAGATGGATGTAACCATGATAATATAATTTATTATCTTCTAAAAATTCTTGAATATCAGGCTCTATACCATCTGCATAAAGCCACTCGGTGTTTAAAATATAAAATGCCATATTTTTATTTATTTAATACTGTGAAAAATCTTCCTGTAAATTCGCCTCTCTCAACATAATACTCGCACATTAGGTTATAATTGGTATATACAAAATATACACCTTGTCCAATTGATTCAATAGCATAATTAAATACACCACGTTCTTTAAGCCAGTTATCCAAGTCTGTTGTATTATCCTTTTCAAACATTGTTTGCTCGTAAATCCTGTAAATGTTCATGTTATTTTATTTTAAGTGTTGTTAATTTATTAATAAGTTCGCATAAATTATTCAATAACAGGAAAAACACTATTATATATAGGGACAGTTTGTACGACTTTTTTTTATTTTCAATATGGGCCCATATACCAACAATTATTATTAATACATCCATGTCAAAAAAGTTCATTAATCAATTTATCCCTAACCGACATATTTTTTAGGTGGGCTTCTCTTATCTCCTCTAAAAAACATGCTATAATATAGTGTACCCTATTTTCTATGTTCCACTTTTCAACTGTCATGCCCCTAAGTTGCTTAGAGTCATCTATTTCATTACTAATGATAATTGTTTTAGAATGAAGCAACTCCCATTTTCGTTCACTGAAAAATAAGCTTTTAATATTTTTAGCTTTCCAGAATTGCATATAGAAACAAGTTTTGTTAATATCAATTAATAACTTTTCATTATCATTAAACCATAAATAAATTATGTCTCCATGTATTGACTTTTTTAAAACTGCTGGCATTGTAGGTGTTATTCTTTTCATGGCTTGATTACTACTGTATGACTAATAAAACTATTTGATTTAAGAAAATCCCTATACTTTTCAAAAAACCCCGTAATCGATGTTTTGTCAACATGCTCCATCAATATGGTATGCTTCTGTTTGTTTATATAACGAAGCATTACATCATGTTCATAAGACGAACCTAACGATATCAAAACGCTTACATACTGTGATATAAATGTCCTCAATACTGTTCTGTTTATTTTAGGAAGTTGTTTAACTACATCGGATGTGTAAGATATATGCTTTTCTGCATTATTATTTGTTATGCAAAAATTCCCTTGTTTTATTAATTGATTGCTTCTCCCACTAAAGAGAGACTCGTTATTAGACAGGATACCCGCTGCAATATTTACCTCTACACCATACTTATTGTAAAGAACCATGAGTTTTTTATAGTCTGGATTTACGCTGCCCCATGCTAAAATATAATCTTCCATCTTCCACGACTTAGAACTTGAATTTAATAGAGCTATTGTTTCAACCAAAGCTTTATAATCATATATGCCCTTTATTATTACGTAGGGAATATCTATGCCCAAAGCCATGCAGGCCTCATACTTGTGCTGCCCTTCTATTATATACAATTCTTTTTTGCCTGTAATAAAGGAAAGTTCAGCTACAATTATTGCCTGCAACATACCTATTTGTTCAATAGACAATTTTAGTTTTTGAACGTGCGCGGGTGAGGTATCTCTATTTATACCTACAAGTTTCTTAAATGACTTTTTTGAATCGTTTTTTAAATACTGGATGTTCATATCATATCTGTTTTTGTATACCCAAATATACTAACTATATTTAAATATACAATGAATATTTTATTTTATTTTTCGCTACCTAATAATTAACTTAGGGGCATGGATAACACAAGCCAAACAGGTACATGAATAAAATCAAATTAGCGTTATTGGTGGTATTGCTGCCGTTATTTGCTATAGGGCAAACGACACCCGCGCAGGATACCACATTAATCACCCCCTCAACAGCCGTTACACCACAATATCGCTACTCATATATAGGTGGTAACATGGTGCTGCAATCTTATATTAATGGCAAGTATTACTACTTCCCAACTAATAAGATGATTAGGAATTTATTTGTGGATAAGTCAACTAATCAAACTATAGCAGGCGAAAAGACATTTACAAACTATCTACAAATAAATGGAGGCAGCCAATTTAATTCTCAAGCAAACTTTTTAGGAAATGTAACAATAGGAGCATCTGGTCAACCGGGCATGTTCATATATGCGGATGGATCTCAAACAATTAGATTTGACGCGGTATCACCAAAAGACCTTAAATTTGATCCTACTATTGGGCGTTTGAAATTCGGACCCGCTAATTCGGCTAATGAAACGTTAGCTTATGTAAGCGAGATAACGGGGGCGGGGGGCTTAACCTACTCAAAGGCTCAAATAGACAGTATAGCTAATTTGAGGGCTACAAATTTCGCCTCTTTCAAAGAAGTATGGGTAGATACATTAGGCAACAATGCAACCGCTTTAATTGGCAGGAAAGATAAACCTTTCGCTACTTTGGCGGGCGCAATTACGGCTACTACAGGGCGTACTATTATTCATATTGGTGTTGGCCGTTTTGTAACGCCTGGTGTTTTACCACGTTCAAATATATCTCTGTTAGGCTCTGGGAAACCTGTACCAAACTGGACGCTATCTTATACCGCTTTATCTTTATCATCGCCTGTAATTACTTACACCGCACCGACTAAACTAATTGGCGGTACTGTTATTGTAGGTGAGTTGATTGACACGCTACACAACAATATCAAGATAAAGGATTTAGGTGTCGATTGTGGTAAAGAATGGAAAGATGCGGGCGGCTCGCCAACGGTAGGTTCTTTAGCTATTTACGCAGGGCAAGCACAGGCGGCTCAATCTGCGAACCCTCAAAAGTATGGGATAGAAGTTGAGAACGTTGCAGCTTTATCTTATACCGCAAATAACGGTCAACACGCCTTTTTATTTGAGAATATGTACGGGTTTAAAGGGCGCAATCTTAGTTCATACTTTGGGGCACATGGTTTAGCTTACAAAGGCTCTTATGGTACGATAGATGGTTTTGATGGACACGGGCATACAAGTGATGCATTTATTACTAAAGGGGATGTTTACGCTTATAACTATAACAATACTTTCAGTAACATTGCCATTACCTCAATAGCAAGCGGGGACGGTGCAGGTATAAACGTAGGATCTGTAAACTCTGTTATTTATAACAACTCATTTAATAATGTAAATTTTGACGGTACAACATTTGGTTTCAATATTGGCGGTACATCCGGTGGGTATGTAAACGGGCTTCAAATATCAAACGTAGCAGCCCGTAACGTGTCTGGTTATGCGTTGGTATTGGCTGATACACTTACGCGCAATCTTAATGTTAACGGTTTATTAGGTGTAAAAACAGCAGGTGTATTTGCAAGGTTTGGTAATTTAAGCGGAGCGAATAATCTTAATGCTATTAATCTTATCAACACGGTAGGCACGGCTTACGACATTCAAACCCCCTCTTCTATATCGCCCTCAAACGTAACGCTAACTAATTCCAGCGCATCAGGTAGTACTACAAAGGATTACGGTTTTTCAGGTAGCGTTTCAGGTAATGGAAATTGGTTTCAAACGCCATCTGTTACGAATACAGGGGTGTATTACACCAACAACACAAAGGCTCCTATTAACGCTTTATCTGATCTAAGCAGGTTCGGTGTAAGTACGGAAAAGGTTTGGCTTGGATCTAATGCTTTTTCTTTTAACCGCAATTTAGGTACAGGCGTACAGGATGTAACAACTACATCCTCTTTACAATGGCAGCATAGCGCAAACACTACACCGGGTACTGACAACTTTGCTTATCAGATCAGGAACACAACAATTGGCTTGCTTAACCGCGCATATTGGAATGGTAACGGCAACTTCGGCTTTGAGGCCAACCAAAACGATAGCAAGTTTAAATTAGGGGTTGGTACAACTACATACAGTTCATTAAACATACCCGCAGGTGTAGCTAAAACAACTCCTGTAGATGGTGATATTTATAAGGGGGCAACCAGGTTATTTATACAAGACGGGGGCGTGTCTAATACCATTGCTTATTTGAGTGATATTGTCGGCAGAGGCCGCGTAGTTATGTCAGCAAATATCACAGGCATATTGAACTATGACTACCTAAATAACACCGCTAACACTTATAACTTCACAGTACCCGCAACTACAGGTTTTTCAACTGATGGTAGTAGTATCATTACTGGCCTTGTAATAGGTACAGGTAAGATCAGGATATTTGCACCATCTGGATATACCATACAAACACCATCGGGTTTTATAACGCCGGTTACGGGCTATGCAGAGGTTATACAAAATCAAAAATACCAATTGATACCAGTTGGAACAAACGCTTATTATTTACAACCTTTAAACGGGTCTATTACCATCGTACCATAATGAAAAAATTGCTTCTGCTCTTGTTGTTGCCTTTATGCACCAACGCACAATACATTAAATCGTTTAACTCTACAGGGCAAAAGATTGTCAGATACCCTGAATTGACCGTTACAAATACATTAGGGAATTCAGGGGTTGAAAAATCACTATTACCTAATCCTGATACTATCTTTGCATCATCGGTAAACATTGGTAGCCGGTATTCGTTTAGCTTGCAATTGAACGTTACGAGTCCTTTACTATCAGTTGGTACGTTAACGTTAAAGGTTAAGTTAGGAGGATCAACATTAACGCTTGCTAATGGGGTATCCGTTGCAGGATTGGGCGCAACAACCCCTATTTACATAGAGGGTGAAGTAGAGATAAAGGGCATGCAAAGCCAAATAGTTAACGCCAGGATCTTACAAATGAACGGTGTGGCTATCCCTGTAGGCAGTTCATCCATCACACCGCAAGCTGACTGGACAAACGATATGACACAGGTGCAATACTTCGATATCACCGCAACATTTACCGGAGTTACACTCGGTACAACTTCATATAAATCACGTATCTTTAGACGAATATTAGAATAATACATTATGAACGCACAAGAAACAAAGGCATTAAAGGTTAGCATCTTCAGCGGGATATTTAAAGTGCTTTTAAAGCCGCTTATTAACGCAGTTAAAAAAGAATTCAAAGAACATGCTTTGGAGTACCTTATTGAGATTGTGAAAGATATTTTTGACAAGGATGATGAAGTAACTACAGAAGGCGAGCCAACATGTCCACAAGGTTACGTTTGGAACGGGGTTAGATGTGTGCCGGATGTGGGCGCGTAGTTCGTTAATAGGATTGGGCGGGTTGATTATTCAATCCGCATGTTTTAATTTATACCTATACGAATTGTTTTTAGGGGAATGGCATAGCACACAAGCTAAAGCTTTCTTTTATATCACATCAGCGTTTATACTATTGGCAAGGATAATTGAAGACTGTATAGGTTATAAAAGCAATTACCAATTTCAGTTTAACATTATATCTAAGGTTTGCTTCGTTGCCAATTTCATTTTATTTTTCTTAGCTTTAGATACTGATTTTAACAACCCAATTATTTACATATCTACATTTAACGGCTCTGTTTTTGCTATTTCAGCTATAGTATTCACAAGCGGATTAAAACATGGATTATTCGATTAACAAAATGCCTGTACCACAACACAACGTAGGATGGTTTGATATATTAAACTTTGCACAGGCCGTTACCCCATGGTTTGTATTAGGTGGTATATTTTGGCGTTTAATTGATAGGGTTGTTAAATACTTTGCTGAAGGCCGTGAAGCTGAAATGAACAAGCTAATAGACGCTAAAACAGCCCCCCTGACGGATGCAATTGATAAGTTAACACATGCGGTTAATGAATTAAAATTTAAGCTGTGACCCCGATTAAAATCCTTATTAACGTATTAGATGATGAGCGTATCTGGCAAGATTTAATCATCAGCCAACTATCTGGCAATTACGATATTTTAGCCTATACCACATTTTCCGATTTTATTGCCCACTTTACACCATCTGTTGATCTGGTTATTATGGATGTTCGATTAAAGGATGGAACAGACGTTGCAGATAGGATTAAAAGCATTTATGATATATCCCCCAACTGTTATATAATAATCGTTTCAGCGTTTTTAGATGTGCCTTTGCTGCAAGAATTAATCAGGTTACGTGTTAACGATACAGTACAAAAAGGCTCTAACTGGATTAGCGAATTAGGAGATGCCGTTAATGCCCTATCTGATAAGCTGCAAGCAAGATCTGAAATGAAAGGCTCATTCAAGTGAGCATAAATGAAATAATAGGATCTGCAATAACACTTATAACGACGCTGGGTGGGTTCTTTGCGTGGATTGAAACGCGGTCAGAAAAAAGATCTGCTAAACTAATGTCTGATATTGCCGCCATGATGGATAGTAAAATAGGTGAATATGCTAATCGTGTGCAATCTGAAAAAATGATACAACTGGAGCGCGAATTAGATAGGATGAGAGAATACGCAAGGGATAAGAAGTAGTTACAGGGCAATCGTTAGTTCTTCGCCAGTTAAGGCAAAATATAGATTTTGAAGTTGGTGAACGTATTTGATGGTACAATCAGCAACATTAAATACCTGATACCATACAGCGCCTGTATTTTCCGATTTACGGCATACCAAATATGGGAGCCATCCCTCAATTTCGATACCTCTTGGGGTTTCCTTAAAACCGCACTTATCCAGTATTTTAGGCGATAAGGGCATTCCTTCAATATAATCTAAAGGCACTGTCACCCCGTATGAAATGCAAACCTTATCCGCTACACTATAAATGTCTATCACTTGGTATCGCATATCTTCGCACTCTACCCAATTACCTATTCTCAACTCATTACTTTTTATCATATCCTTATGTCTATTAAAAATTTCAATTATAACCAGGGTGCAGGGTGCTATTATTCCCTACTCGGATTGATTATATTATTCTACTTATCCTGTTGGTTGTGGTGGTAAATAAGCCGCCTCGCTATGAGAGCAAAGGCGGCTGTTAACTTGTTAGAGGAAACTCTACTAACCTTGTCCAAATATCTGCGGCAATAAATCCTTTACCCGTTTGTAAGTAAGGTATTGCAAGGCGCTAAAATCTATAGTGGGATTTTTGTATTTTTTTATGAAGTTCCAGCAATCTTCATTTACTAAATCGTAATACACTGTATTCAACAATTGCGGGATCTGCTTAGAATGAAAGCCATCGTTAGTGACCCGTATTTTATCAAATACCTTATCAACTAATGCCTGCGTAACAAACTCATTTACTATTTCTTCAGCGATCGGCGGTTTCATTTCTTTTGCATGTTTAGCCCTAAATTCAGCCGTCACGATTTTAGCCCAAACATTACGCCCGTATTTGTTTTGAAAGGAATAGTTTTTTACTACTATTCCTTCACCACATCCTTTACCATCTTCAATTAGGTAATTGTTGCCTTCTAAGTGAGTGATAAACCTTTCATAATCGCCGTTTTTGCAAATAGATAAAGGCGGGATATATTCAATGTCGAATTCATCTAACATTGGTTTATAAGTTGCGTATGGAAAATATTCATCAGAGTGATGTACCATTACGTCAAATACATAAAAGTTACGCCACGCGTCTTTACGGTATGTTTTAAGGCTATGCGGAACAAGCCACTCGCCGTATAAAACAACATCGGGGTATTTTAGGAAAAAATTAATGAACTTAAATTGATCGGCAGCCCAGTTATAGAAACCAGCATTATCATTATCTAACGACAAATGGCGGTTGCGGCTACCAGCCTGCAATCCATTATCCCACCAAAGCGATGCGTTTGTTCCGTCTATTTTCGGGAAAATGTAGGTTTCGCCTAAGTGAATGTTCATGGCATCGTCTGTGCCAAAGCGTACCAAGTGCTGGTACTTTTTGAATTCTTTTTGCATTATGTAGAGTTTTAATGAACTTCTAATTTACACATTCCTTTTGAAAAACAAAATAAAGTTGTAAGTTTACAAATATGCTTAAACGCCCCCTATACAATTACCCAGTAACAACAATGTGCGTGTTGATGTATTTGCCGTGGGTGTTTATGATTATAATTTGGAGGTTTATATGAAAGTAAATATCAAACGAATTAGCAAAGAGCGAATTGCCGAAATGCGTATATCCGCTTATAAATTATTAATACCATGATAAGCACAACCGATCTAATTGCAAAATACGGTACGCCTAACCCAACGGGTAAAGGCTACCTAACTACAATTACGCTACCTTATAAAATGCGTGTTGCATGGGCTCGTAAAGAGTATATAACAAAAATGCAATGCCATAAGTTGGTTGCTGCAAACTTCATTTCTGTTTTTAACGACTTATTAGCGCATTATGGCTACGATGAATTAGTTAGATTAGGGATAGACCTTTATGGTGGATGCTTTAACTACAGGCTTATGAGAGGTTCTACAAAGACGCTATCCAGGCACTCATGGGGGACTGCTATTGATTTAGATCCCGATAGGAATTTGTTACACGAAACATCTGCAACAGCTCGCTTTGCACGACCTGAATACAAACCAATGATTGATATATTTTATAAGCATGGTTTTGTCGGATTAGGCAAAGAGAAAAATTACGACTGGATGCACTTTGAGATAGCTAAATAATTATGACAGAAACTAAAATATTAATCGACAACAAAGCTGTACCTGTTTCAGAAACAAAAGTACAGTTCGGAGCATTAAGCGCGCCAACTCCTTTATGGGCTACATGGGTATTTAGGATTACATTTATTGTAACCACCGCCATGACCTTTTGGATAGGATCTACAGGGTTATTGAGTAATCCCGCAAAAATAGAGATTATAACGGCTCTAAAATCGCTTGATATGGTTGTATTAGGCTTGTCCAAATTGTTAGGTATAGTTCCTAATTCGGAGAGTTAAATACCCTATCCCTTGCCCTCTCATACATCAGCACATACACCATATAATGATCGTACATTAAATACGCTTCATCTAAATTAGGGTATGTTTCCCAAACGGTATTTGCCAAATCGGTGTAATGGTTTATCATCCATTGGATAGGCTGGAGTTGTTCGGAAGTGGTCATTTCTTCGTCTTATCAATAACCATCAAATTACCAAACCGCTTTTTGCAGATCTCGACAAATATTGGCACATCTTTTTGAACGATACGCACAGGACACCAAAGGAATAGCCAATAGTTAACCGATAATATGGCTTCTTTTTTCCAGGGTCGGTGTTTGTTGGGACGGATTAGGATTTTGTAATATTTGTTCATCTTTTATGTATTGGGTTATTGCAATTAGCCTTGTGAATTAATGGCACGTCACTACGGTATGCAGCTTTAATATATTCACATTCTTGTATTTTTATAATTATGTACCTTGTGTCTTCGGTTGGGGTATAATTATTATTTGGATCGCCTTTACATCCCGCAAGCAATACGATTGCAAGAATAGATACTGTTAATTTTTTCATATTTATTAGTCTTCTCTTTTTATCATCTTCGTAGCATCACTAAAATGATGGGGTTATAACGTTTCTAATAATGCTTGCTTGTGTGAAAATATTTCGCTTTCATTAAAGCCAGTTGTGGTGTATTTAGTACCTGCTGGATTGTTATCAATTTCGTATGTTATATACGGGTAAGCGTCGTTACCTACCATTACCTTAATACCGATTATTTTCGCCTCACAAACCTTGTTATTCATCATAAAGAACGCTTGCTGATTGACGCTAAGCTTTGTTTCAATTTTCATACTCTTCTATGTTAATGTTTATTTGGTGGTGATGGTAGGGGTTGCCAATATTTAAAGAAGCAAAAAGTGTATATTATAGGTCTAACAATGTTTTTTTCATCCACTATCAATACTTCTTGTAAATAATCCGGCAAGTGGTCAATTGATTGCACCCACTCATCTTTATCCTTGCCTTTTACACCCATTATTTGATAGCTGCCTTCAGTTGTATCTCTTGGGGCTGGTAAATCCTCTTTCTCCTTGCAATGGGCGGATAGTTGGAGGGCGGCATTGTAACCTTCACGATAGCTAAGTGATGCGGATAAAATAATCCTCTGTTTAGCAGCTGGTGTTAGTACACTTTTTGCCATATCAATACCGTGACTGATTGACATGCTCATTATGGTTTCCTTATTGGTTGTGTTGCTCATGTTAGTTGGGGGTTATAAATACTGATCCGTTTATGAATTTTGCTTTTACTGTAACATATAGGTATGGAATAAACTGCTTCACCATATTTTCAGGCATCGAAATATTAACTAATTTTCGGGGTTCACGCCCTTTAGATATTAGAATATCAACTGAATTATTAGATGCATTTAAAGTTTCAACCTCACCTGTTATCTCATAATTAGAACTACCTGGTTTTTTATATTCTTTCATCTTCTTTTATTTTGTCCTGTTGTTGGATGGGTTAGTTAATCTTTGCCCAGCCTAATTCAATTATTTCGTCAGGCTGTAACATTACCGGCTTGTTGTTTTCGTCAAGGTATGTTAAGGGTAAAAGGATGCCGATACGTAAAAGGTATTGATAAAAATCAACTGGCATATCCAATTCTTTTTGAAATTCACTAATTTGATATTTACCGTTGCAAATATTTTGATCATCATACAACTCATCTTCGTTAGATGGGTCGCTCATAATAGAAACAAAAAGAAATTCCTCATCCGTTAATTGACTAACTGATCTAAGATTAAGTTGCCATTCATTTATATCGAAAAAATCGCCATATCCTTTATCCGATAGGTAAAGTGTTAATTCTAAGTTGTCGTTAAGTAAAACTCCGCGCAACTCTTTATCGTCCAACTGGAACGATTTTGCGATGCAGCTCATTTTTAAACCTATTCCTGCATATTGGTTTATAAATAGCGCCCTTGCTTGTTGTAAATTCATCTTGTTAAATAATTATAGGTTAAGGGATTTGATTTGCCTAATAAGTTCATGCGTTGAAGAAAGTCTGATAGCACCGTAGTTGTAAATTATCTTCACCACCTCTTCAATCGGCACATGGTCGCGCTTGATGAAGTTGGCATATTCCTGCATAGCCATAATTATTCTATTTCTTGAGTGCAGATATTGAATATCTGTGCCCGTATGCTTAGCCAGTATTTTATAAGCCGCTTCCTCAACACTCTCTACAGGCTGGGGTGAGGGCTTTCTAAAATGTCCGAATGTCTTTAAGTACCAATCTTCAAAGTTGGGTGCATCTTCATCCTTAACATCAATACAGTAACTGCATTCCCCACAATGACACTCGTTGTTAAAGTTTTCACCCGCTTCAAAAGCGGACTTTAAATCATCCATGTATTGCCAACTTATTATAGCTTCCGCTTCTTTATTTGAGTTTTCCATTTCTATCCTTCGTATTCAGGTAAATTATTAAACTCTGTTTCTGTCATAAATACAGGGGTGATTGTATATTGGACCTTATGCCTGTCTAAAGGCTCAACGTCGCATAAATCCATTTCGACGTGTTCAGAAACTTCTCGCATACTGGCTAAGTACAATCCGTTTAAATCTCCGTTATCGCTTAAGCAGTAATACATTTCATTTTCTTCCTCTACCGCCTTAACTGGCTGTGCATCGGGGGCGGGGATGGTGGCGATGTAAGCGCGGCGTTTATAGCAATCGGGTATATTGTTCATCTTTTCTTCTGATTGTTGGTTAGTTAACCACTCATCGCCATGTTTGTACTGCCAAACCTCACTTACCTCACCACTCCACCCCATAGGCAAATCTGCACCATCGGGGTAAAGGGCATTATTACCATCTTCGGCAATACCTGGTTGTGTTATTTTAATTTTCATAATTGTTAAACTTTAAAATGCACCATTAATGACGTTACTATACAATCTTCACAATGGATATAATCAGATTCATATCCGCTTTCAGTCATACCACCGTACTCCATCACTTTGCCATAATTTCCGCATCCATCACAATGATGCTTGCCTTTTACAACCTTGTAGCCGATTGACTTAGCTTTTTGTTCTATCTGTGGGTTCATACGTTTTCCTCTCTCCCCTTTCCGGGTGTGTTGCAAATTATTTTCATGTTAAATAAATACCTTTTGATTGTAAGACGCTATGTTTTTAGTTTTCTTTTTATAGTCATTTTCTAAAACTAATAGATACCATTTTACTCCTGACCAATCAATTGTTTCACCACTCGTCCAATTACACGGAGCCATCCAATTATTACCCTCTCTATCAAAGCCAACAGATGCCAATGAACTCCCACCTGTTTCCCATCCAATTTCGTAAAAGCCATGTTTTAAGCCCTTCATTGTTTTTATTTCGTGCAATGTTTCCTTTTTCATTTTATCAATATTTTTAGGACGCTGTGTTAGCGCATTTCTACATTAATGTAATTTTCAACTTTAATATCCCGGATCCCATCGCCAAAACAGTAAATGCAGTCAAATTTCAGCTTGGTCAAACTATCCAATACCTGCTGCTCTGTATACATCTTTTCTGTTTTGCACTTGGTGCATTTTAGTGGCTGGTCTGTCATGATGCTATTGTATTAATAGGATAACCTGGTATCGCTTTCTTTGCAGCACGCTCTTTTTTTTCTAAATCATCCTTAATAAGGATTTCAACATACTCACTGAACTTGCCTCTAAGCTTTAAATTTTTTGCTTCCTCTTGACCCGCCTTCTTAATACGGTCGTCAATATTTATTGTTGCTGTTGTTATCATATCGGTAAAGGTAAATACTTTATATTTAATATGCAAATAAAAAAACTTTATTATTTATTTGTTTTATAAATATATGTTCTTTACATTTGTCAGTATCAAAAACAAAATATATTATGAAAGACAAAAACTTACCCGTTGATAATAACTGGATAACACCTAAAAATGTGTATGATAAGCTAGATTCAATATTTCATTTTGACTTCGATCCTTGCCCTTATAATTCTGGTGTAATTTCAGATGAAGAGAATGGTTTATTGATGCAAAGATGGGGTAAATCAAACTATGTAAATCCTCCATATACTTTAAAAGAAAAAGAAGCATTTCTTAAAAAAGCAATAGAAGAACGATTAAAGGGTAATACATCTGTATTTTTATTACCTGTAAGTACATCTACTAAGGTGTTTCATGAAATAATTGTTCCCTACGCTACTGAAGTAGGATTTGTACAAGGAAGAATTAAATTCCAGAAACAGGACGAACAAGGCAATCTGTACACGCCTAAAAATGGCGGGATGCATGACAGTATGGTTGTTGTGTTTGATGCCAATAAACCTTTACAGTTTGAACCTAATTACTATACAATAAAATTTTAAAAATTACTATATATTATGAAAACAACCCACCCACCCAAACGCCCAAGTAGTCTAAATTGCTGGTACCGATACATTGCCTTTGTAAACTACCTGAATAAATTGAAGAAATATTAAACATAGATAGTGGTATTAGCAGGTTCGATCCCTGCCTATGTTTCAATTAATCGAAATCGAAAACAAATAAATTAAAAACAATGCAATTAAAAAAAGCAGAGCGGAAAAAAGTAAAGATTAGAATGTCTTTAGCCGCGCCAACAGGATTTGGTAAAACCATGTCAGCGCTATTAATAGCGTATGGCATGACAAAGGATTGGGATAAAATCGCCGTTATTGATACGGAAAATGAAAGCGCATCTTTTTACTCAAATCACAAAGTCCCAAATACAAATTTAGTAATTGGCGAATTTCAAACACTATCTTTAACGCCTCCTTTTACTCCTGAAAGGTATTCAGATGCAATTAAAGTTTGCGAAGATGCGGGTATTGAGGTTATAATAATCGACAGTGTTACACACGTTTGGAAAGGGCAGGGCGGTTTATTGGAAAGCAACAACCAATTAGGTGGGCGTTACCAGGATTGGGCTAAAACAACACCGCGTTACCAAAAATGGTTAGATACTATACTTCAATCAAAATGCCATATAATAACTACCGCCCGTAAGAAACAGGCTTATTCAATGATACAGGACGGAAACCGCACAAAGGTTGAAAAGCAGGGTATGGAGGATGAAATACGTGACGGTTACGATTACGAAATGACAATCGCATTTGAACTGGTTAACGATAAACACTTAGCAAATGCCGCTAAAGACCGTACAAGTCTATTCATGGGCACACCCGAGTTTTTAATCACGCCTGAAACTGGATCTAAAATATTAGATTGGTGTAATGCGTCACCAATTGAGCAACAGCGCGACATAGCTGCGGAATTACGTTTATCCCCCGACTTATTACACTTAAAAGCCGCTTACAATAATCTTACTAAAGAACAAAAAGAAGAGTTCAAAGATGTTAAGGATTATGTTAAGGGGCAACTTGAAGCAAAGGAGGCCGCCTAATGGGTAAATCGTCAGAATTGTTTTTGCAGGTTCGCGAGGAAGCGAGCCTGCAATCAGGTGTAAGTTTTGAACACCTATTAGACGCAAAGAAATCAAACCTAAGCAACGCTGTGTTATTAATCAAGGGCGAAGTAGAGGCGGGCAATTACGATAGCTTACGTGGGCTTATTTTAGCTATTAAAGGCAAAACGCTATTTACCGAACTTGAAAAGGAATTGCGCCCACTTGCTGAAAACAATTACCTTAATAAATTAGAAAAAGGTTATTCAGCACACGATACCTCAATTGAACAAGCTGCCACTAAAACAGACTATGATTATAGCGTTTGCAACGATCCTGAATGGAATAACTTAGAAGCGCTTAACGAGGCTAATGGTAAGCTACAAAAGTTGCGCGAAACGTTCTTAAAATCACTAACTAAAAAAATGGAAGTTGTTGATACCGATAGCGGCGAAACGTACACCATTTATCCACCTAATAAATTACAGAAACAAGGTTTAAAAATTCAACTAAAATAACATGGAGATCACAGGCAAAATACACGAAATTGGCAATACTGAACAAGTAACAGAAAGCCTTAAAAAAAGAGAATTGATATTGGAGTATGCAGAGAACCCACAATATCCAGAGTATTTACGTTTTGAAGCTATACAGGATAAATGTAACCTTCTTGACAATATTTATGCAGGTCAAGATATAAAAGTTTATTTTAACCTTAAAGGCCGCCCATGGACAGATAAGACGGGTAAGAAGTCTTACTTTAATTCATTGCAGATATGGAAAATTGAAGGTGGAAGTGGTCAAGGAGATGGATTACAATTCTAAATTAACCCCCTAAATACGCAGATAAATAAAAAAGAGTATGCCGAGGAAAGAGATAAATAAGTTCAACAGATTTAATATCAATAACCGTTGGAAACAAAGTAAAATACAAAGGTCTGATAATTGGCTAATATTTGGAGTTCAAACGTGGTGGGCATCCCCTTATGACTATTGTTATAAGATTGGATTATTTGGTATTGATTTACAAATTTGGTTTAAAAGGAGTTTTTTATAATGTACCTAATCAACAAAACGCGATTAACACCAGCAGGAGCAGAGGTAACGCTCATCAGAGAAGCGGACATTACAGGCGTTTGTATTATTCATAATGGCAAAGAAATGCACAGTTGCAGGGTGGAGAACTTGTCGGAAACTCCACCCCTTGCTGAAGAGGAAGTGAAAGAAATGAAAATAGATTTATTTAATCAGATATGAAGCACGAAGTAGGAGACACGGTAGAGATTAACTCAATCGACACCGATTGCAAAACAGGAGTGATCACAATTATCGATGAAGATGACAATTATTTAAAGTATTGTATTGCTTTACCTGATGGTCATGATGCATGGTTTACAGAAATGGAGATATTATGAAAAACTGGCAGTATTTTGATAACATAACTAAAAAGTGGTACGATGAAAGCCCATGTGTTATCTCACGGTACAATACATTTAGTGACTATAACGAAGCAGGAATAAGGGCAGGAATTAAATCAAGAATAATCAAAAATAACATGAAAATAGAAAGTTTATCTACCCCAGTTGCATTCTTAAATGGTACAATTGGACTTTGTGGGCCAGAGGAAGAATTGTTTGATATGTTTAAATCTATTGGGATTAATCCAATATTAGTTGAGGATTTGTATAAGCACCCTCAAAACCTCTTAGATTTAAAAAAGCACAGTATAAAAACCTTGTGCATACAAACTACAGGTAACAATTTTGAGGATGTTAATAAAGCTATAGCTTTTTTTGAAACAATGAATTTCGTACCTGAAAACATAGTTTTGATTTTTACTGAACCTTTATGGTGCATAGCAAAGGATTTCAAACAAGAACACCCTGAAACGATGATATATGAATACCGCTCTTTTAGGTTTGGTAGTGACGATTTATTAGAAGAATTTACTTTTGGATCATGAAATATCTTAATCTACACGCGTGTATAGGCGGCAATAGAAAGCTGCTTCCTAAGTGGGTAAAAGTAACAGCAGTCGAATACGACCCAAAAGTTGCCGAATTGTACAAAAAACTTTACCCAGATGATGATGTGATTGTGGGGGATGCTTACGAATACCTTTTAAATAATCATCAACATTTCGATTTCGTTTGGGCATCGCCACCATGCCAAACACACAGCAAAATGAATAAGTTTACCAGGCACAATACAATTAGATATGTGGATGGAAAACTGTTCGAAATAATTATCTTTTTAAAGCACTGGTTCGCCATCAATAAAACAAAAGGGTATATAGTTGAAAATGTTGTTCCTTATTACGACCTAGCATTTAACCCTGTAAAAATGGGCAGGCACTTGTTTTGGAGTAATTTTGATTTTTCCCCTATCGAAGTCAAATCGCCACCTGATTTCACAAGGGCTAAAAAACAAACCATGATGGATTGGTTGGATATACATTTTGAAGAAAACATTTATTATGGCAAAAACCATTGCAATGTTCAGATACTAAGAAATGCTGTTCACCCTAAAATTGGGGAAAGTATTTTTAATGATTATTGCAAATGGTTAAAAAAGGACTATGATTTTTTTGATTTGGATTTAGAACGAGAAAAAGCCATTTATTATCACGCCGTGCCTAATTTGTTTTTTGATAGCGATGGCAATAAAAGAGAATATTAGCATGAAGGTAGAAATAAGAGACGTGGGTATTTTTGAAGTAAAGCAAAATTATTTACATCGAGGGGTCAACCATCGTATAGTTACAACACAAAGTGGTCTATACGAGATACTACAGTTCAATTGTTATAGAGAAGACATACTTGACAAGTACTTTCAAGATGGAATTGACGGAAATTTAAATAAAATTCAAATGAGATTAATTTTATGACCCTACACCAAGAACAACCAACATGCGATAAGCCACATTGCTATTTCTGCCAAAAGATGAATGAAAAGCCGAGGCCAAAAACTATCATGCTACCAACCTGTGCTGAAGAAAAGTTATGGACACATTGGGACAGTAGCGAAGTGCAAGTTTTAGTAGATAACATAACCCTACCGATTAGCCGGTTAATGTCACTTATACCAACGCGTTCCAAGTCTGCTATTAATACTAAGCGATGCCTGTTAATCTGGAAATTAGGGGTAAAGTACGACCGTTCTAAAAATCAGTATATCAATGCCTCCTAAAAAGATTCAGGTTAGGATAGTGAATGGCACTATTGAAGAAAAGGGAGAGGCGAAACGTGGTAAGAGTAAGCCGAAAGAATATAACCATCCGCAATGGCTGGTTGATTATTGGCTACATCGCGACCGAATAATTTATAGTAATATTTTTACATCAGAAGAGAGCAAACAGGACATTTTAAAACGATATGGTAAATGAATAAAGAAGAAGAAAAGTTACAGACTAAGGTTTGCAGAGAACTTAAAAAGTTATATCCTGGACTTATATTTTTTAGCGACTTTGCGGCTGGTTTATTTTTACCAGTATGGATAGCTTCAATTAGATCCCAACAATCTATGGAGGGCAAGTTTTTAGACTTGACTATTTTAGAGCCCCGAGATAATTATCATGGGCTGTCTTTAGAAATTAAGGTGTCAACAGATGATTTGTTTCTAAAGGATGGTAAAACCTTAAAGAGCGAACACGTACAGGAGCAGTACAATACAATCAAACGGTTAAGGGCTAAAGGGTACTGTTCTGACTTTGCCTGCGGTTATGATGATATTATGTGGGCTATAAGGATGTATATTATTAACGGAAACTTTAACTATAAAACTATCATTGAACGTAAGGTTAAGATAGATGTACAAGAAACTATTGCTAATGACTTTTTTGGTGGTAGGGGGTTGTAAAATAAATATTAAGATAACTTGCAATTATTAAGAATAATTAATATATTTGAATATGACATTAAAGGAACGAATTAACGAAGCAGGTATTAAGCAAAAGAAAGTTGCTGAAAAGATAGGGCTAAGCCCCGAACATCTTAATTTGCTATTAAATGGTAAATTAGATATGCCTGAAGATATCAGAAATAAGATTAATGACCTTTTATCAAAGGTTGCGTTTTAAATTATTGCTTTACACTTTTAACTTTTCTTAATATGAATAAGGAATACTGCGTTTATGCCTTGTATAAAGACAGAAATATTATCTATATCGGCATAACTAAGTCAATAAAAACAAGGCTAAGGCAACATAAATTAACTAAGGATTTTGATTATATAAAAACCATCGTTAAAGACCTTACAAGCCGAGAAGCTATAATTATAGAATCTGCTATGATAACATTTTTATCAGAATACTTAAAAAATCCATTATCAAACAAGGCAGGTAATAGGGAATACTTAATTGACCTGGTTAGTCAAAAAAGAGAGGATGGGGTCAATGTCTAATAAAGAAACATTCTATTTTTCGCACGATTATGAGCCAATTGGGGATCACAAAATAGGTGCTATGTTATGCGATTATGGTGCTGCTGGTTATGGTTATTTTTGGCGTATAACGGAGATGCTGCATAGCGAACCATCACATAAGTTACAGCTTAAATCTATAGTATATAAAGCAATTGCTAAGCAAATGCAAGCAAATGCTGAACAATTGCTAAAATTTGTTAAAGATTGCATTGAAGAATACGAATTATTCGCTACCGATGGAACGCATTTTTGGTCTGAAAGAGTTAACAGAAACATGGATAAGCGCGAAGAAATTAGCCAAAAGAGGTCTGAAGCTGGCAAAAGAGGTGCATTTATTAAGCAAAATCAAGCAAATGCTAAGCAAACGTTAGCAATTGTTAAGCAAAACGCAGCAAAGGAAAGGAAAGGAAATATAAAAGAGATTGAAATACCAAACGGGGCTACGCCTAACGGCAGCCCCCACCCTAATCAGACTAGCAACTAATGAGCGAGTACAAAAACATAATGGAATACCTGCCGCAAATTGAAAAGCTGCGTAATGAGGGTTTAACAAGAGGCACAAAGACTGGATTTGATTGCTTAGATAAATTATACTCAATAAAATTAGGAAGCTATACTACATTATTAGCAGAGCCTGGACATGGTAAATCTGAATTTATTATTGAAATGGCTATGAACCAAGCAATAAAATTTGGGTATGTATCTTTAATCTGCTCACCCGAAACAGGTACACTTGAGCAGATAGTAGCAGAACTTATCCATAAATACACGGGTATGTCAATGTTAAAATCAGATTATAACCCTATACCTGATAATAAGTTTTACTTAGCACTTGAGTGGATTAATCAATATTTCGTTATCCCTGAAGATGTAAATAGCTATTCTATTCAACAGCTTTTTGAATTTGCTTATGGATGGGAAAAAGAAAATAACCGTAAAATACAAATTATAGTAGGCGAGCCATATAATGAATTAACGCACGATATGTCATCGTTTGGATCTCGTCAAGATTTGTATATTGAATGGCTTTATAGTTACTTCAGGAGAGAGTGCAGGAAAAGCAACAAACATTTCTTTTTGAGCATCCACCCATCGAGCCAAATGCCGGTAATGGAAAAGGGATTTACGTATTACCCTAAACCACTACCAAGACAAGCGGCTGGGGGCCAGGCAGCTTTCCGTAAAGCAATGACATGGATAACTCTTTGGAGGCCACCAGTAGGAATGTGTGATAGTAGTGGATGGGCTTACAAAGATAATGAGGTTCATGTTTATATTGATAAAGCAAAGCCAAAAGGCGTATCTTTCAAAGGTATGTGCAAACTATTCTTTGACTGGAAAAAGAACCGTTATTATGAGGATATAAATGGTAATGATAATTACGCATTTGATCATGAAGAAAACAGTAAAGAAACAAATTTAATAATGCCACTTAGCACACAATTCGATGATGAAGAACCACCATTTTAGCGATCAGATAAAGTCTTTGCAATATGAGGTAAACGGTAAAGATTTAGAAAAATTAGCACTTGAAAATGAATTAAAAGATGTTTTAACACCCTCTGTTTCACAGTCTGAATTAACACTACTAATAATTGAAATGCTATTGGAGCAAAATCAATTCGTTAAGAAGAACGGCAATACTGATCGTGCTAAAAAGAGCAAAGAAAGATTATTGAAAATATTAGATTTAAATCAATCAGTCGATAAAATATCAATTGATAATAACTCTCTTAAAAACATTAACAGGCAATTACACATGTACTATCAAAAATTAAGGATTGAGAACATGGAACTTAAACTGAAATTGGATGGTATGGAAAAAGCATTTGCAGGAATTTAACCCCCTTAAAAACACGTAAAAATAGATATGAAAAAGTTAACGAAAGAACCAAGCGAAAAATGGATTTGCCATGCACCAGGCATAGAGCAATTTGACTACCAAATGAATAGTTTAGGGGCGGGTACAGATAGAGCCTTATACTACTCTAAGACAATTGGTAAGGATAGGGTATATAGAAGCGATTACCCTACTCCGCCCCCTATACCTGTAAACGACTTTGAATTGTTTATATTTGACAATAAGCGATCTGCTAATATTATGTGCAGTAAAATTAACAAAGCTTACAATGATAGGTTTAAGCCTTTATTTAAACTTTAACCCCGTGACGAAATGAAAAAGGAAGAAATGATTGAAGCCACAGTAGAAACTGAATGTGCAGAATTTAGGATGCTACTTGCAAGATTAAGTACCCAAATTAACAACGGTACAATTGAACTTAGTGATGATAGCAGGGATAAATTAAATGATCTTATTAATACGGTAAGGCCGTTTTTTAATCCATTGGTAAGGAAACTTTAACCCCCAAATTTATTAACTTAAATAGATTATGAAAAAAGAAGAAATAAGATTTGCATGGGTAAATTTAGTAGGGCACGATAATTTTGATAAGCTTAAACTTGATGAAAACGGTTATTCTAATTGGCAATGCAGGCAGCTAATGCCAAAGTATTTTTGGGAATGTCTTGATAGTAAGATTAGACCTTATAAAACAAAAGAACCAAGCGGGTGCGATTTGCTGTATAAACCTAAATCATTAAGAGATATTTAACCCCCTCACACACTAAATAAAATGACAGAACTACACAACACCATCCACCTAAGCGACAACATTGCTTTCCTGAAAACCTTAGCCGATAATAGCGTAGATTGCTTTATAACCGATAGCCCTTACGGATTTGGAAAAAAGCAGAATATGGTTAAGGTATTGCAAGCCTGGATCACTACCGGCTATTTGGAAATTACAGGCACCGGATTCATGGGTAAAAAGTGGGATGCTTTTGTACCACAACCTATCCTATGGAAAGAAGTTTACCGGGTGCTTAAGCCGGGAGGTTACTGCCTGTCATTCTTTGGTACACGTACCTATCACTTGGGCACGTTGGCTATGGAAATAGCAGGCTTTGAGGTAAGGGATCAGATAGACTGGCTTTATGGCAGCGGTTTCCCTAAAAGTAAAGCAACGCTAAAGCCAGCGCACGAGCCTATCGCCGTTTGCAGGAAACCAGGGCCTTTGCAGTTGTTGAATATTGATGAGTGTAGGATAGAAATGCACGAAGGCGATACTAAGGGCGAATTTGGTAGCAGGATAAATACTATCGCTCCAAAGAGTAAAAACGCTTATGGAAGTTTTTCGGATAATACGAGGGACGCAGATAATAGCGTTGGTAGATGGCCAACTAATATTATGATTGATGAAGATTTCGCAATTGTTTTAGATGAACAAAGCGGTGTATCAGGGGGTGATAAACGAAAATCAAAGCTACAGACAGGAAGTAATGGCAACTTTACAACGCAAAAGGCAGGGCAGTTAACTCCCTGCTACAACGACATTGGCGGTGCATCCCGTTTCTTCTACATAGCCAAAGCATCACCTTCAGAACGTGCAGGCATGAAGCACCCAACAATTAAGCCAGTTAAATTAATGACACACCTTGTAAAGCTATTTTGCCCTGTAGGTGGTGTAGTGGTAGATCCTCACTTTGGCAGCGGCCCAACAGGCGTAGCTTGCTTAGAAACCGGGCGGCATTACATCGGTATCGATAACGACCCTGTATCTGTAGAAGAGGCTAAGGGTAGGATTGCAAGGTGGAAAGAGAAGCAAGGATTGTTTACAACACACTAAATAAAAAGGAGAAGATATGAAAACTTTATATAAAAAAGATTTTGAAAATTTGGACGATCTAATTATTTATGCCAACAAATACACGCAACAAGTAATAACCATTGTTCAAAAATTAAATGTCTGGATATTATTTTACCATTAAAAAAAATGAAAAAGATAAAAAAAATTAAAGTTGCTAAAATAACTAAAGTTAAAAATTTTAGCGATGACTTCATTAAGTCAATTTTTTCAATAGAAGAAAAAATGAAAAATAATAAATCATGGAATAACTAATCTTTTTTCACAAAAAACTAATTGGTATTGAAAAAATTATAATTACTATATTTGAACATGGCAGAAGTAGGAAGACCACAAGCGAAGTTTGATCTACCAGATGGATGGCAGGATTTATTGCTTGAATTATATATTGAAGGCGCCTCTGATGTAGAGGTAAAAGCCGAAGTTTACAATATGAGAGGTTCATTTTCTAATGACCTTTGGGATAGATGGATTAATGATGAAGCACAATTTTCGGAAACCATAAAAACAGGAAAGCTATTATCTGAAGCATGGTGGCATAAATCTGGTCGTAAGAACCTGTCTAACAAGGAGTTCAATTTTACAGGTTGGTATATGAATATGAAAAACCGTTTCGGATGGAAGGATAATTCATCTATTGATCACACTACCAAAGGCGATAAGGTAGAAAGTACAGCTATCTTATTCACAAGAGGCCAGAATGAATAATGTAAAACTATCTGTCAAGTATGAGCCACTTTTTGAGTGGCTTTCTTGTTTGCCGGGCAGTGAATTACATGCGGTTGACACCGTTGTGGTAACAGGAGGCAGGTATAGCCAGAAATCATTCGCTGTAGGGCTATTTTCATGCGTTGCAACAAAAGATTTTAACCATAGGGTATTATACACCAGATACACACTAACGAGCGCAGAGGACAGCATAATACCTGAATTTAACGAGAAGATAGATATACTTAATTGTCATGACAGCTTTGCTGTTACAAAGGATCGCATTGAGGGTACTAAAAACCAAAGTAAAATAGTATTCAAGGGGATAAAGACAAGCGCAGGAAACCAAACAGCTAACCTTAAATCACTAAAAAACTTCTCAATGTTTATTGTTGAGGAGGCTGAAGAAATGCCAAACTTTAGCGATTGGGATAAAATACGTAAATCTATCCGAGCCCTTGATGTTAGGAACTTGAACGTTTTGTTGTTAAATCCGGCTACTAAAGAGCATTGGATATACAAAGAATTGTATGAAGATAGAGGCGTTGCAGAGGGTTTTAACGGAGTTGTTGGTAATATACTTTACATTCACACTGAATATCTTGATATTGAAAGGGAATTTATACCTGACAATATATTTATTGATTTTGAGGAAAAGCGAGAGGCTTACGAGGTAGAAAAAGCAACCCCTAAAGAAGATAAGTTAAAATTACCCGCAAAAATAGTAAAAGCTGCATCTTACTTTAAACACATTGTAAAAGGGGGGTGGCTAAATGTTGCTGAAGGGGTTGTTTATACAGACTGGAGGCAAGGCGAGTTTAAAGAAGTATCTACCCCTGTATATGGTCAGGATTTTGGTTTTAGCATAGATCCAACTACCCTTATTAAAACCAGTATTGACAAAAAAAACAAAATAATATACGCCAAAGAAGAGCTATACAAACCAAAACTAACTACAAGTGATATTTATGATTATGATGAAACAATTTGTGGCGATTCACTTATTTACGCTGACAGCGCAGAGCCTCGTTTAATCGAAGAGTTAAAGAAATTGGGTCTTACGATAAGAGAAACTAAAAAAGGGCAAGGCAGTGTTACTGCTGGGATAGCAGCCATACAAGATTACACGCTTATTGTGGAAGGTGTAAATTTGGTTAAGGAATTAAATAATTATGTTTGGCATGATAAGAAAAGCAAAACACCAATAGATGCTTTTAACCATTTACTTGATGCTTTAAGATATGCGGTTTACCCACAAATTAGTAAGAAGGATAACGATTTCTACGCAGGTTAACAAAAACTTTTTATATTTACGTCAAAAAAGGCATGAGCAATAAATCAGGGGGCTTTGTAAGTCGCGTTAAGGATGCGTTTAATTACATATGGAACGCGGCAGAAATGGAGTACACGCCAATGTTTGCAACAGGGCCAGGGATGTTTTACGGCGGGATGGGTATCAACTGGTCTGTAAACTATTGGCGGGACGGGTACTACGACAATGAAATTGTTTACATGGCATTGCGGGTTTACCTAAAAAAGATTAAGGTTGCGCCAATCATACTAAGCAAAGTTGTAGACGAAAAAGCTTTAAACAAATACGAGCAGTTTGTATCATCTGCCAAAAATCAAGAGCATAGGTTGCTCACGCTTAAGCATCGCAACAAAGCACTTAATGAAATTGACAGCCACTCGCTATTAGATTTATTTAACCGTCCCAATGAATACCAAACAAGATCTGAATTATTTGAGGCATGGTTTGGTAATTGGAAGTTAGCCGGTGACGGTTATTTATGGGGGTATGGGGATCCCGAAATAGGTATAAATAAGGGTAAATTTACTGAATTACATGTTATCCCATCATACATGTGCCTGCCTGTTTATTCTGGCAACTTCCGAGATCCAATCGCTTATTATGAATTAACATTAGACGGCGAAACTGTTAGAGTTGATAAATCAAAAATATGCCATTTGAAGGATTGGAACCCCGCCAGTAACTATCGAGGGCTTTCCCCAACCGAACCTGGTAAGAAAGTGCTAAAGACAGACGGGTACAATAAGACAGCACAGGCGCGGGCATTTGAGAATGGTGGAAAAGGCTACATGATCAGTTCAGATAGCGAAAAAGAAGACTATGAGTACACCCGTGAGCAAGCGGAGTTGGTTGACCAGAAGATCAGGCAAAAACTACAAGGTGCAAACAATTACGGCAACATATTCAGCATAACACGAAAAGTAAAAGTGCAGGCTATTGGTGATAGTGCAGCAGATATGAAACTATTGGAAAGCACTAAATACAACCGTGGTGTTATTAGCCAGCTATTCGGTGTTGATGGAATATTGATAGGTGATAAAGAGGGCAGCACGTACGCAAACGCTGATGCTGCATATAAAGGGTTGGTGACAAACACCATTATGCCAGATCTGATAGAAGCGCGGGAGCATTTAGCACAATGGTTGCTGCCAATTTATAAAGGCCAAAACCTGTACCTTGATTTCGACACAACTGTTTATCCCGAATTACAACCTGATCTTAAGTTATTAATGGAGGTTTTTGGCAAACCGTCACTATCAGAAGATGAGCGTAGGAATATGTTCAATTTTGATAATTTTGATAATAAGGAATTAGGAGAAGCTATATTAATCCCGTCAGGTTACGAAACATTACAGTCGGTAGTATCTGGTAGTATAGGGGATGAGATTGATGAAGAAATAAAGAAATATCAAGGTGGATATTAATAAAGAAAAATATCTATTCGCAAGGCAACATGCCAGATGGGAAAAGTTTGCAGCAAAAGTATTTTATAAAGCAATTAAAAAAAGTTCATTGCCTGCAATAAAAAGTTTAAATCCTGAAGATGTAGATAAGACAGTTTGGATATATGCTTACAGAGAAGTTTATGCTACAATAGGTGTTTACTTTGCACAGTATGAGTATAAAAGACAAAAAAGCAGGAAGGATGACTTGTTAGATTTATATAACATATCTTGGCGAAATTCAATGTATTCAGAGGCAAGTAATGCGATGGTTTCATTTGGAGGCGATTTGTCTGACACCACAATTAATGAAATAAGATCTGCATTATCATATGCTATAAGTCAGGATTATACTAACGATGAAATACGTAGATATTTATTTACTGAATACCTTTTAAACAGAGGATCAAAAAGGGCTTTAGTGTTGGGTAGAACAGAAACAACCACAGCATCCAGCATTGGCAAGATGCAAGGTGCTCAATCTTATTTTTCAGAAATAGGAGAAGATGAAGGATATAAAATGTGGATTAGTAGAGCCGATGCAGCAGTTAGGCACAGTCACAGAAACGAAAACGAAACGATAATACCTTTTAATGACAAGTTTATAACAACTTTAGGTAACGCAGGCAAATATCCAAGTGATATATCTTTACCACCTGCTGATAGGGCAAATTGTAGATGTACTTTTGTTTTATTATCTAAACGCGGTGCTGAACGACGCTTTAGAATGGGCACAGGGAAACCCCAAGAATAAGTTTAAAAAAAGTCACGTAGCCTGGAAACGAAGTATTCATTCAAGTAAAGTAAAAAAAATGCTGGTATGAAAAATAAGCAAAAACAATATTTACCAGTAAAACCACCAATTAACCCCAAAAAAAACACAGGTTAATATTAAAATACCTAATACCCAAAGAATAAAAAAATAAAAAACTTTTTTCATATAAATGCACTTTTGTTAGCTTACCGAGCGAGGGTATAGGAAGAGGTTTCCTAATGGATAGATAAGCAACCCAAGCTTGCCAAAATAATTAACTTTCTTTTTAGCTTAATAGGGAAACCATCCGTATTGAATTTTATAGTCGGCAATTTATAAGACCTAACCTCATAGCCGAAATGATTAAGTATATTAAATTCATGGCTGCTTATAAAATTAAGCCGTAATTCTTGCTCATCATAATATTCAACACCTCTAAAAACTATCATTTCTTATCACTTATAGGGTCAAAAATTTTGTTAAGAACTGGTAATTTATCCCACGTTTCAAGTTGTTTAAAATATCCAAACAAAGCAAAGAAATCATTCACTTTATTATCACTACATCTGCCTTCACGTATTCTTTTAACCGTTCGCGATGCTGTTGACTGATTAATTATACCAATATGATATTTCTTTTCGCTTGTTATTTTATTAAGTACTTCTAACCTTGTCAATGTATTTAAATTTAAAATTGTGAGTTGATTTATATATGCCTCTACAAACTCTTTGTATTGGTTTTTTAGGAATGCCTAATTCATTAGATGCAAGATAAGAACTGTTGAACGTGGTAATATAATTATCTTTCATATCGTATTGCTCAACCATAAACCTCGATGATGTTTCGCTTTGCCGTATAACTCGTTCTATAGGAATTGTTTTACCCTTGTTAGCGATAGATAGGTTAAGGCAATGCTGTTCTGATTTCTTTATCCCAGTTAACGAAGCTGATTTTTTTAAACGAGTTTCATCGCTATCTTTTTTCCCTAATTGAGATTTAGATATTGCTTCTTTATGTTTATCAGACAGACTTTTGCCCTTATGTATAAATGAAAATATAGCTTTTGTTTCATCGGAGTGTTTCCAGCCACTTGTATTCCCCGCCACTTTACAGGAGTTAAAATACGGATTGAGCATATCGAAATACTTTTGTTCCGCTTTAATCAAATCATCAACATTACAGCATTCTAATATTTCAAAGATTAAATCACCCTCGCCATGTTTATTAAAGTGTCGTTGTAATATTTTAGCGTGATGGTTTCCTTTGCGCAAATAATGTAAGTGCAGCAATCTCCGCTTGTTGAAATTAACAGTACTGCCAATATATACCCTTCCGTTAATTAAACTTCTAAACTGATATATGCCCGATTTCATTATTACTAATATAGCATAATTTATTCATAAGTCAAATCATTATAATAATTATTTTTACAATCGATGATAGGCATAGCATTTAAAAACTTTGAAAGCCCAATTGAGGACTTAGACGAAAAGGGAGTAGTTACCGTTTATGGCAATGCCTTTTTAAATAAAGATAGTGACGGGGATATATCCGCTTATGGTTCATTTGATAAAACAATCAAAGAAAACGCAAGCCGAATTAAACACTTTTTAAATCACGATAGCCGCCTATTAATTGGTGTGCCACTTGATTTTAACCCTGATGATAAAGGGTTGTTAATGCGCTCTAAATTAAACCTTAATAAGCCTTTAGGCAAGGATGTTTATGAAGATTACAAGTTATATAAAGATAACGGTAAAACTTTAGAGCATTCAATTGGATATGGGGTTGAAAAAAGGGACGCTAAAAACAAGTCTATAATCACCGAATATAAATTGTGGGAAGTGTCTACGCTAACAGCATGGGGAGCTAATCCTTTAACGCCACTTGTAGATATGAAGTCCGCCAATAAAGAAATTGAAATTATGCAATGGCTTGTAAAGATGTATGATTTACCATACTCTGATAACCGCCTACAAAGCATTGAAACCATATTAAAATCACTGGAGAAAGAGCCGTTAGAATCTAACACTCCTACTAATCAGCCGATTGATCCATACAAATCACTCTTAAACTTATTAAAAAATTAAAATGGAAATCGAAACTAAAAAGGAAGTAGAAAACCTTATCGCAGAAAAAGCTAAAGGCGCTGCCGAGGCTTATATCAAAGACCACGGCGCTGATTATGTTAAATCTGCTGAAGCTCAAAAGTTCATCAAAAACATGCTTATTGAAAGCTTTGATGATTTTAAGGTTAAACATGCTGATAACGACGTAACCCTTGCGGATTACGTTAATACCATGCAAAAACAATTCGATGAAATGGCTTTGCTGTTGAAAGATACTAAAGCCGCTGTCAAAGAAACGTTTGAGCAAAGTTTGCAGAAACAATTAACAGGCGTTAAAGCGCAATTGGTTGGCCTGAAAGATACTAAGAAATCTGACTGGATTAACTTGGAGATCAAAGCCGCTGCAACAATGCTTATTTCAAGCAACTATACAGGTACTTACGCTTTAACTGATTGGGACCCGGGGTTTGCCCGTATCCAACGCCGTCAACCGTACTTGCGCCAACTGGTAACAGTACGCCCTACAAGTGGCATGTATGTTGCATGGGCAGAGCAAGCAAACCCAGACGGTACACCAGCCTGGACTGCGGAAGGCGCGTTGAAATCGCAAATTGATTTTGATATTGTTGAGCGCTCACAAAAAGTTGAGAAACTTACCGCGTTTATCAAGATCTCAAAAGAGATGTTAGCGGATATTCCTTTCATGAACGCCGAAATTCGTCAAGAGTTGATCGAGTTAATTAACCTGAAACTTGATGCTGATTTATTAAGCGGTTCCGGTACTTCTCCGGTTATCAAAGGTATCTTAAACTTTGCTATCCCTACATTTGCAGTACCATCAGGCGTTGCATTGTTAACTGCGCCTAACCGTTACGATGTTATTAAAGTAGCTGTTACGCAAATCATGGTTGCTAACTTCATGCCGGATTACATCATTGTGAATCCTGTTGATGCTGCAAACATGGAGTTGGTGAAGGACACACAAGGTCGTTACTTATTGCCGCCATTCTCAACTACTAACGGTACAGAGATTGCAGGCGTTAGGGTTGTTGCTAATAACGGTGTACCAGCGGGTACATTCTTAGTTGGTGACTTCAAACGCGATGTTTTGGCAATGCGTGAAGAGTTAAACATCTCTATCGGTTACGAAAATGATGACTTCACCAAAAACTTAGTTACTGTTTTGGCAGAACTTCGTGCCGTGAACTACATCAAAACAAACTACTTAAATGCGTTTGTTAAAGGTTCGTTCTCAACCGCGATAACCGCTCTCACCACTGTATAAGATCGGGGTTTAGTTTTCATATCTGGGTAGCCCGTTTATTAATTTATTCGGGCTATCTTTTTGAATATAAAAACTTGTATATTAGCATTAAAAAATAAGACAATGAAAATTGAAATTATAAAAGAAGTTGCAGGTATGGCAGTCGGCACTAAAAAAGAAGTTGATGATAATACTGCAAAGGATTTAATCAACAACGGTTGGGCTAAAGATAGCGATGGAAAATACAAAGCTAAATCTGAAAACACCGATGATATATCCGCCTTTTTAAGCAACGCTGGATTAATAGGAGAACAAAACCTTAATAACCTGCAAAAAGAAGAAAAGAAAACCCGTCAAACGAAGGAGCAGAAATAATGGCAGAGCCTGTAACCCTTGCTGAAGTAAAAAAGTACATCCGAGAGGATGAAGATTACGATTATAATGATGATCTGTTATCCTCATTAATTACCGCCGAGCGTATTGCTATGGAGCGGCAATTAGGTATTATCATTATGCAAAGGGAAGTTACGGAGGCTTATAGAAAGCCGTGCTGCGGTCAATATAACTATTGCGGGTACGCTTTGCAAAAT